TATCAGTTCCCACCTGCAGGTGTTAAGTATCAGCTTGCTGATGCGATCTCCACACAAATTCCTGTTAACTCTGCTCAGCAGAACCTTCTCAACCCTAAAGGTTGCAATGTGGTTCGTACACTGCCAGGTTATCCTTCCACCGCTGTATTTATCTGGGGTGGTCGTACTCGTGTGAACGCTGCTGATGCTCAGCAGAGGTTGTACCAGTTTGTTAACACTCGTGTTATCCTGAACGTGGTCTACGGTTCACTCAGGAGTGCTTTCGATACTCAAATCTTCAACGTGATTGATGGTTTCGGTATCGTATTCAACCAGATCATCTCGGTTGGAAACAGCATTCTGAACCAACTTTATGTGAAGGGTGCTTTGTTCGGTGCTAAACCCTCTGACGCCTTCCAGGTTATTTGCGACCGCCGGATTAACTCGAACGAGGATCTGGAAAACGGTATTGTGAATGCCAAGGTGTTTGTGGTTCCTGTGCCAACACTGGAACGTATCCAAATCGACCTGATTCGTGTTGCCATCGGTAACATGCAGAACGAGCTGGATGCACAAGGTTTGGGAACAGATAACTCACTCGCGATCTAATGAATACAGGGAGTATGTACCGGGATCTGAATCTACATTTGCCCGACTCCCTTCTTTTTCAACTCGAAAGTCAAGCGAAGGAGCAAGGAATTTCACTCGAAGATCTTTGCTTCTTCCGGCTTTCCGGTCGAGACAACGAAGGTGGTCTAATCGACCCTAACTATTATCAGTCTCTAAACCTCGAAATACTTCGTAAAGAGATTCCAAAAGTTATCGAAAGTCATCTGTCAAAAGATGAAGTTCGCAAAAGAGTAAATTCCCTAGAAGTTCAAATTTCACGCAGGTTTATAAGATGAGTAGTCCTGTAATTTTATCTGCAGCAGTTCGAGGTATTAGTTATCCTCTCACTGTTGAAAATGGCAATCTGGCAATCAGTACTGACTATACTTTAGTGACTCAGCAGATACGGAGTATTGTGGAAACACGGTACTTTGAGAGAGTGATGGCTGCGAGTTATGGTATCGGAGATTATGTGTTGGAAATATTAAACCCTGCTCAGATAAACTCTGCGATCCAGTATTCTATTCTTGAAAATGTCCAAGGGCTTTCAGACTTAAGCGTAACTGGAGATTGGTTGACCAATGGTGAGAATGGTGTTTATAATATTTTCATTCAGTATGCAACTAATGGGGTACCCCAACCCCCACTAAACTTCAGCCTTGCTAACTAACAGGGTAAAATCAACTTACTAGGATACTAAGAGAGAATCCGGATGGCTCAAAGATTTAAAGTAGCGCCGGTCCCTCAGGGTGAAGTAGCCCGTTATACGAGTGACCCGTACAATCTGTCAAGCATTTACATGTTTGGGAGTTCGAGCCCATTTTCTGGACAAGGAAATACCATTGTTCGTCCAAATGATGACCTCTTAATTTCCAAGGGTGGGAACCGTGCTCTCATTGTATACCAAAGACTGCTTTATGATGAACAAGTACAGTCTAGTTTTAAAAAGTTATTGCAAGAAGTTGTATCAAGACCCTGGTATGTACAACAGTACTCAGATAAACCTGGTGATTTAGCAGTTAGGGATTTTGTTGCAGGAGTTCTTGAAGAAATAAACCTTGACGATATTTACACAGGTATGGCAGAGTCCTTGATCACAGGATTCTCAGTTGGAGAGATAATGTGGAAAAAGTCCAAGAGGGGGGTTGTACCTTTTGATGTACGTTTTCGAGATCAGCGTCGATTCGTGTTTCAGGAAGAGCAAGATGCTGATCAAGGTTTTACAATGCGTTGTTTAACCTTTAACAGAATGTTTGAAGGCGTAGAGTTACCTCCGAGAAAATTTGTTGTAACTAGATACTATGTTTCCCACAATGGTGACCCTTATGGTGCTTCTCTGGGTCGTATCCTTTACCCCCTTGTAAAGTTTCGACGACGTGCCATTGAGTCTTATGTTCTATACGGTGACCGTTATGCAACACCAACAGCTGTTGCCAAAGCACCTTTGTCTGCAAGCACGAGAGAATTAGACACACTCTATGGACACCTTTCCAACCTATCTCAAGAGACAGCGATGATCCTCCCAGAAGGTTACGAGCTTGAGTTCGTAGTTCCTTCAGGGTCTCCCGAAGTTTTCCAAAACCTTATAAACTATGTTGACAAACAAATATCTTTAATGATTTGTGGTGAGAATGAGGTTGGGACAACAGAAGCTGGGTCTCGTGCTTCATCTGAGGTTGGTAATAAAGTCCGAGTTGTAAGAGCTTCAGAGCTCTCTGAGATGCTTTCACAAACTCTCAATCAAACTTTAGTCCGATGGATAGTTGATCTTAACTTTGGTACCGATGTTGCAGCTCCTGTGCTTACTCGGGAGTTCCGAATTGAGGAGTCCACCATCTCTGTGCCAGACTTAGCTTTACTTATTCAGTCTGGGTACACTCCTCGTAAAGAGTGGATTGAGCGACACTTTCGAGTTGAACTTGAAGAAAAAGACGCAAGTGGAACAGCACCTGGTGAAGAAGAAGCTGTGGCTTATGACCCCCAGAAAGATCAAGATTTGTTTGGCAGTATTTTCGGGTCTGGAGCAGAGACACCAGGCCAACCCACTGCTGGAGCCGCTGCTGCCGAAGGAGAAATTCAAAAAGCTGCCAATGAACTGGACTCACCTCCAGGAGCTACCCCAGAAGAGTCCCAATCGGATGCAATCTCTGCACCTTCTGCGAGTGATCAACTAGAAGCAGTTGCTGAAAGTGACGACAATCCTGGAGCAACTCCTGAAGAGTCTCAATCGGATGTTTCACCAGAGAGTGAAATCAGTGATGAAGAACTCTCAGTGTTACTTGGTTTAACTGAAGGAGATACTGAGGAAGAACCAGTTAAACCTTTTGGAAACGAGAGGATCACAGAGGATGAAGCAGTAGAAATGGATAAGTAGGGTAAAACCAAATTATGGGTCACTAACCAAACACAGTAATGTTTACAAAACGTGTACACGTTTTTCGCGCTGGGGACCAGACTTCGGCTCAAGGGGTGCATCGTCACTTCTCTCCGAAGGAACTTGACCAAGTAGTGAAAACCTACGATCCCTCGGTTCACGAGGCTCCCCTTGTCGTAGGACACGCAGGAGATAACGATAGTCTACCTGCCTTCGGGTGGATTAAAGGTTTCGATCGTGATGGGGAAAATTTATACGCTGATGTGGAATTCTCTGATGCGGCGAAAGACCTGGTAAAGAATGGACATTACCGAAAGGTATCTATTTCATTCTATTCCCCTGACTCCGCAATCAACCCACATAAGGGTAAGTGGAGTGCCCGTCATTTAGCCTTGTTGGGGGCTTCACCCCCAGCAGTTAAAGGACTGGAGCCTTTCACTTTTTCAGAAGCCGAAGGCATTTATGACTTTGCTATCACTCTTTCACCCTCTGACATTTTTGATGAGGAACTTGGTCCAACCCTAATGGTTGACAAAAGTCCACTCCAAATGTTACAGGAAAAGCTCTCTGCGGTCCGAGAGGACATGTCGAGTGCCGTTAAAGATTTACAACAAGGCAGTCAAGGACAACAAACAAACCAACTCGATGAAGTAGCTACATCTTCGGCAACCACTCAACCCGAAGCAGCACAAATGGCTAACCCAGACGCAAGCCAATTCGCTGAAACAAGAAAACTCTCAGGTCGTGAAGGCACTGAAATCACTCAGCAAACGGCTGATCTCGAAACTCAATTTCCGGAAGAGGAATTTATGGAACAAGGACAAATCAGCCGGAAGCACGCCAAAGGTGCCCACGGCCAAGTTATGCAGGTTGTAGAAAACGTCTACGACGAAGCCCACAAGGAATCGACAGCTGAACGCAAAGAAGCCGCAGATCGCGGTGCTGAGGCGAAGCGTCAACGCAGCGAAGGCCGTAAGGGTGAAGCTGAGGAAACAAAAGAGATCATGAAATCAAAGGACAAGAAATTGTCTGAAGATCACAAAGAATTACCCCCAGCACTGAAAGCTCGTGCAGCTCAGGTGAAAGCTCAGGGTCACTTTGCAGAGGATCACGAAGAAAGTGATATGACCGACTCGGGCGTCATGAAGCGTCACGGTGGTGATGGTGGCCCTGCTCCTCGTAATCAGAAGTCTTCCAACTTTGCGGAGATCGGTAAAGCTGAGGACGATGACGAAGGTCGTTATGAGACCGCTCGCTCCACTGACAACGGTTACGTTGACCGCATGAAAGTTGGAAAGCAAGGTGCTGATGGCAACACAGGTCGTATGAAGCTTGCAAAGTCAAGTGAGCAAGACCGCGACCGACTGAACACTGCTGAGTCCGACGAACAGGAGGATGACAGGTTCAATACTGCGAAAGCCTCTGAAGCCGATGCCGAAGGTGAGAGCCGTTGGGCTGGTCAAGCTGATGGTTATGACCAAGCTATGAACAGCGATCAATACGACGTTGGTGCAAATGACTATCCAGAGCCTAACAGACCCAAGACCTCCAAAGGCACAGATCCCTACGGTCGCGATGAGTCAGAGACAAAGATGCCCACTGAGTCTGAGGAGATGCCAGATGACGAAGTGTTTGCTGTTAGTACAGTAAACGTTATGTCTGATGGCTCAATGCGTGTTCTTCGCACAAAGTCTTCTGATGCTCGTGCTAAGTCTGTGAGCGTTCACAATGTGCTTTACGCAGAAGGCCCCCAAGCCGATGAAATGACTACTGAAGAAGGTGTAACAACCGCTAAGAAGTCAATGAAGGGCAGCAAAATGGTGGAACATGCTGAGTACGATCAAGGTGAAGGCGGTGGTGGCAGCCTCGAGTCCCTACGTGTAGAGATTGGCGATGGCAAAAAGTCCAAGAATAAGCAACTGATCCCAGGTGCTATGGACGATACCGACACTCCTGGTCAAATCGTTGGCCCCGATGGTGCTTATGCTGAATCCTACCGTGGTGAGAAGAAGTCTACTTCCAAGCAACTGACTCCAGGTGCTATGGATGAAACCGATGTAGCTGACGAAACTGTTGGGCCCAGTGGTGCTTATGGTGAATCCCTTGAGTCCCTTCGTGAAAACATTGGCGACGGCAAGAAGTCAAAAGCTCGTCAACTCACCCCTGGTGCTATGGACGACACTGACACCCCTGACGAAACCACTGATAAAATTTCCGGTAAAACTTATTCGGAAGAGCATGGTGAGTGTGGTGGTGGAAAGAAGAAGGACCCTTACACAAAAACAGGGTTTGGTTCTACCTACGAAGAGGATATGGGTGATGAGGATGAAGCCGACTACAATGAGATGGATTACGGAACAATGAGTTCTGGCAATTCTGCTCGTGCAGTTGGTTACCCAACTCAAATGTTTGAAGAACTCAAGCGTCTCAAAGAAGAGCATGCTGAGCTTCAGAAAATGTACATGGAAGAAAAAATCACTTCCCGTCGCAACAAGATTTCCTCCTTTGTGGAAGCTCTTTATGATGAAGGTCGCCTGACCGATGGTGTAATGCCTCAAGGTGAACTTCAGTCTTATTGTGAAGGTCTTGAGTTTGGCACCATGGAGTTTGCTGAAGGTGAAACAGCTGCTTCAAAACTGTTGAGTCTACTTAGTAAGCTTCCCCCAATGGTTTCCTTTGGTGAAGTCACTTCTGGCGGTACCTTCCAGTATGCCGAGGAAGATTTAGATCCACATGCTCGCGCATTGAAGATCGTTGAAGAATCCGAAGGCAAAATAGACTATGTTGAAGCATTGAAGAAAACAATGTTCGCCTGAGTGTAAAATGGACCTCCTCAGTTTAGTGGGCCTAGTAACTAAACGAAGGTCCGATTACATCGCACAAGCAAAAGACCTGGCCAAAAAATACAAGAATCAAGCCACTCTGGAAGATCAGATGGTGAAGCAAGCAAAACTACTCGTGGCCGGGTTTCGAGACAAGCTTATGAGGTGGGAGGAGTACGAAAGAACTCTTATCGACAAAACTCTCACCTCAGCACTTGCTGCTGTAATACTCGGGGTCGGTGAAGATAAAACCGACAAAAAAATAGAAAAGGCGTGGCCAATCATCGTTGGTGATATGTTACCGCCACTCACAAAGTTTTTGGCAGAGACCAAGGAATATATTGATAATGGAACACTTCGACTCGGAGATCAAACACTTGATTTCAGAGATTACAACCTACGGGGTGTGGTTCCAGGAGCAATAGATCTTGATGCTGATGAGATTCAAGGGATTAATCCCGCTGAAGAAGGTACCCTTGAAGCAGTTCAGAGAAAAGCCCAAGGTAGATCATGGCCGTCTCTACTTGGCCGTGTAATTCAATACATTGCCAACCCTACTTTTTCTTTCTTTGGTCTCGGTGAGTACATGAAGATGGAAGATTTGGGTTACAAAGAGATGAGACGTTTAGCACACCGAGATAAACGTGTGTGCATTGACTGCAAAAAGTTCGGGGAAATGGGATGGCAACCTATGGGTTCTCTACCAATGCCTGGAAAAGGTTGTCGATGCTACGCTCGTTGCCGCTGTGAAATTGAGTACCAATAGGGTAAAATCAAGTACACTTATCTAGGTAGAAAACAAGTCCTAGAGCAAACAAAACACTTTTGAAGTCCATTTACTAAAGGATAATAACATGGCAACTAATTCTGCCCCCATATATGGCAAACAGTTCATCCGTTATGCGGAAACCTGGGAAGCTCCTGTCAACAACCAAGCCGGTGCTGTCGGTGTGGTTGAAGTAGGCGAACTCCGTGCCGTTTCATATGCCACCTGGGCTGGTCCTAACTACGCCGCTGCTGGCGACGCTTTCAACCCTGCCGCTGCTCAGTCTACCATCGCAGGTGTTAACCAGGCTTACATGCCTACCGCTCTGGCTCAGCCCCAAACTGCCCGTCAACTGACTGTGGCAACTTCTGGCCTACTCCTGATCGAAAACGACCCCGCTTCACCTTTCGTCAACGCCAACCTCAACGCTCCTTTGGCTATCAACGCCGCTGGTCAAGCTCGTTTGGGCGGCACCGCTGTTACCCTCGACGGTACAACTCCTCGTATTCGCGAGATTGTTACCATCGGTGGCCGTAACCTCGTTCTCGTTAGCTTCGCCTAATAGCTAACTAACTGATCTCGGTTGGGCGCTTGTATTCGTTAGGCAGATAGCCTAGAAAGAAGCGAGATAAGTCCCAACCCTGGTTGCAACCATTTGAAGACAACGTTTTAATTTCGGAGAATTACTCCCATGATGAACCTGCAACAAACCTATGCAGGTGTAGACCCAATTCTGACTACACTTGCTCAAGGTTTCATGCTTCCGGCGACAAATATCGCCAACTTTATTGCCCCCGTTGTAGATACCCCTACTCGTGCTGGACGCATTTTGCGTTTCGGTAAAGAGCAGTTTGCGATCAACGACTTTAGGCGTGCATATGGCACAAATATTCCCTACGTTCAATCACGTTACGATTCAGAGCCCTATGCTCTGGAGCAAGAAGTGGTTGCTTGGGAACTTCCTGAAGAAGTTATCGAGAATGCCGGTGAAGGGCCGGCTCAAGTAGACCTGCGTGCGATTGAAACTCGCAACGCTATGTCTCGCTTGATGAATGCTTATGAGTATTCAGTATCACAAGCCATCACCGTTGTTCCTGGCTACAACCCTTACGAAGATCCAACTCCTGCCGCTGGTTCCCAGACTGGTTTGGGCTTCCTAACCTGGAGCACCTTCAGCACTGCTTACGGCTCTGCCGCTGGCCCTGCCGCTTGGTCCTCTGCTACATCTAACCCGATCGAAGACGTACTGAGCCTCAAGCGTTCAGTTGCTAACCAGATTGGTATTCGTCCTAACTCGATGGTTCTTGGAACCGCCGTGTTTGACCAACTGCTGACCAACCAGGCTATTCTTGAGCGTATCAAGTATACGACTGCTGACAGCATTGACACCGACATGCTTGCCCGTTACTTCGGACTTGAGCGTGGTTTGCGTGTGGCTGAGGGTCGTTATTTGGCTGATGACGGAACTCTGCAACCAGTGTTCCCAGAGAACGGACTTCTCTTGTTCTACAGCCCAAATGGTCCTAGCGATTCCGTAATGCCTGCTGGTGGCGCTAACGCTGCAACACCTGCTTTCTCTTATACTTACCAGTTGACTGGTACTCCTGCTGTTCGTCCTGAGTACTACATTCGTGAGCGCCGCGTCGTTCGTGCAGAAATCACTGTTGAGCGTATCATTAACCTGGTTGGCCTCGGCGCAACTGGTGCTATTGGTTCGGGAGCTATGGTCACCAACATCCTATCCTGAGAAGGTAGGCATACTAAGGAGGTGTTTTCATGGCTATTCTGCGTCCATTAACAAAAGCGCAATACGTTGTATCGTTCACTGCGCTCGGAGGACCTACTTTTACAGCGGTCTTCACTAAATTTAGCGGTATCAAGGACAGTGCAGAGACAAGTCAGTACGCCAACGGAACAGGCAATCGCCTGTACCACGTAAGTGGTCCCCGTACAGCGGATGATGTAACTCTTGAAGGTCCATATGATCCCACAATTTTCAAAACTCTAGAGCAGTTTTGGCTTGACTACAACTGTAACCCTATCACTATCACTGTGACCCCAACCGATTGTATCGGTGAAGGTTCAGCTGTTGGTGGTGGTCAGTACATCTGTTATGAATGTCAGTTCATGAACATTACTACAGCAGATGTTGATCGTGAGTCAGGAAATGTTCAGACGATTGAAGTTGGCTTCACTGTTAACTACTGGACACGCGATTGATAAACAACTTATTTTAATCAAGGGACCTCAGCTTCGGCTGGGGTCTTTTTGTATGTAGGGTAAAACCACTTTAACATAAGGGCATTCTAGTCGTATGGCAAAAACGACATTTTCTAGCGGCGTAATAGTTACGTCAGCTTGGTTAAATGGGGCTCAACAAATTTATTTTGATGGTCAAGACCTTGACTGGCATTATCCACCTCTAGGTCTTAACTCATTCGTAATATCTGGTCCAAACGGTTTAGATGCTCGGTATGTGACTCTGGGCACTGAACAACCCACAGTTGTAGCTGGAGTTTACCAGTCGGGCATTCCAATAAGTGGCAGTAAGGTTGTAACTGGCCCTTGGAGTTACGGGTACAACCCCCTTTTGGTTGGGAACCCAACAAACATTATTTCTAACGCACCAAAAAGTTTTACAACAAACGACAAGTACGACAATGCTGGAGGTGCTCCTGCACCAACAGTGCCCCAAAGATGGGCAGCACTTGACGATGAAGACTTGATTACAAAGAAAATAGTCGGGGAGTGGGTTGATTACAACCTTGACACACTTGAAGTAAATAATGGTGTGTACGCTTCTTCGCTTTCACCTGGCTGCAACAACTACGAAGGGGGATCTATTACCCCATGTCCTCTCTAAGAAGGTAATACAATGCCGAGGTACAGTCCCCTCCCGTCAGTAAGTCTAGACCCTCGCAATGAATCTGAAATAGTTCAAGCTGCATCGCAAGTTGTCTATGAAGCCAGCAACCAAACTCTAAATGATTTCTCTCTGGGGAATCCACTTTCTGCTTTAATACAAGGACAGGCATTTGCTCAAGGAGAGTTTCTGTTCTGGGCCGATCAACTCCCTCAAGAGATATTGGTAAAGTGGATAGGACCTTTTCTAGGTGCTATGCGTCGCCTTGGTACTTCCTCGGTGGCACAACTTATTGTGACCATATTTCCAAGCAACACAGACACAGTAATTCCAACTGGCACAACTTTTACAAGTAATTTTAATGCTACATCCGGTGAGTCGATATCTTTTGTAACAACCACAGTATATGTAATACCTGCGGGTGAGTCATCAATAAGTATTAATGTTGCCTCTCAGTATGTTGGAAGCCAGTACAATTGTGCTGCGAACACAATCACTGGATCACCTGCAATTGGTATTCCTGGTTTAACAGTTACAAACCCTCAACCAGCAGTTGGTGGTTCAGACGTTGAAACATACGATGAAGTTCAAGCAAGATTCTTCACACTCATACGAAGAAAAAATCCAGTTAGTCAAGAAGATTGGCAAGATTTCTTTGAAGATTTCTATGGGGTAGGTACTTTAACATCTGTTCAACCTAATCGACCAAATGAAGGTACATACAATTATGTAACCGATTATATTTTACCAAATGGTCAAGTTTCATTTTTCGTACTCGGTCCAAATGGAACTGAACTTACACAGATTGAACTTGAACGTGGGCAGACTGCTGTTAATTTTTCAGTACCTGTTGAAAATCGTGGTCACCTTTATCCTTACACTCTCAGTCAGGTTCAGTACAACATAACACTGGATATAGACGCAAACAGTTCGTTTGGAGTTAACTTAAAAGAAACCTCTCTCGACTTTCGCAACAGACTGTTTGCCATACTAACTCCAGGTGCTGTTTTTCCTCCTACAACTGACCCAACTGTGTCAGATGTAGACTCTGCGTTTAACTCTACAATACCCGACACAAACCGTTACCTGAACCCACACATTCAGATAAGTAATGCTTACAACACACCACCCTTACTGACACCTTCGGCGGCAACTTACACTCAGGTATATTCTTTTGAGCCAAACAACACAATTCTACACGAGTGGGACCTTGTGGAAACCACCCTTCCTGTTCCAACCTATTTCCCAGTCATTCAAGACTTTAATCCCTACTCAATTGCTAAAAAAGATCAAACTATCTATAACAATTTAAACTTAGAGCAAATTCAAACTTTACTACCAGGTGTTTACCTTAGGGGACAAGTGGTTTACTGGGATACTGCCAATGGCGGTGATGGTCAGTTACATGTCATCCTTGAAAATATAACAATTGAGTCTGACTTAACAATTTACATCGTACCACTAATACCAAGTAAAATCAGCGCAGCCATAGTCTACAGTCCTTGGGTGGTTGGTAACTCCTACATCGCAAATACAGGGTCACTGTACACTCCTCAACTTGTTGAGTATGACTATGTACCCGATGAGTTCATACCTGACCCAACTTCACCAGTGCCACTCAACAAACGACCAGGTACTTTTGTATGGGTTGTAAATCAAAACTTCATACTTGATTTGCCAACAAATGATATTACAGGTGCTCAAGCAGCAACTGTCTTAGGTTCTCAAATAACACCTCAGGTATTAACCCCTGGCAGTTCTTACTTGGCTGGTACTTGGGTCTACACCCCTCAGATAGGCTCTGGACCTTCTCCTGTGGCTGACCCTTACTACAACTATGTAGATATTGTCAATGGTGTGGTCAACAAGTACGCATATGTACTAGAGAGTTTTACTTACACTCCAAATGAACGTACTGTTAGTGTTTACTTTGACACTTTAATTGAACAGAGTATCCTTCACGAGATCATTGTACAGAGTGGTGATGAAGGTTTGCCAATTGCTAAGTACAACCCTCGTTTCCCTTCTGGTACATATCTTGAGTATCGTCAGAGTAGTGTTTCTGAACCACAATATTACATTGCTGCCACTTACTTTACACCTACAAGTACTGATGCTGAGGTAATGGTCTCCGAAGGGTTGATTATTCCTTTATACTTAAACAGCAGTCAGTATGCTCAGTTGATCGCTGAGTTGAACTCTGCAACCTCTCTTATTAGAGACCCTGTTCGCATGTTTACTTTTTTCAGAGGAGACAGAACCTTTTTCCGACAGGGATCAACGGTGCTTTCTTACACAGCTACTACAAATGTGAGTCCTTTGTTTCAGTTTTACATTTACTTAAACAATGGCTCCTTCACTTTAACAGAGTCTGGCCAAGCTGAGGATATCCCGATTGTTTCGTACATACCTTACTTCAATCCAACCTACACAGAGTATGCTGAAAACACCATCATTGCTGAGGATGGGAAAAATATTTACAGAGTAATGAAAGCCTTTACACCTACAGCCACAGTCGTAAACTGGACAGACACAACTGTTGTAAATACGTCTCGGATTCAGGAGTATGCTGGCAATCTGTTGCGTTATGTTGAAAAGTATACTTGCGCAGAGAATATTCTCTCTCAACTTGGTCGTGATATTTCCGCAATTAAACTGGGAGTTGCAGAGATTACCTTAATACCGAAAGATCAAGGAAGATTTAGTAACTCCTATAACCAGAGTACATTTGTTTGGGAGAATACAGACTCTGCTGCAATCACTCCTCAACTCTCCTGGTTTACTGGTACCACTTATCCCTACAGTCCCCCAACTTATGGTGAGGGTACATTAAACTTATGAGCCAGCAACTACTTCCTGTAAATAACGGTGTGGGTCAAGTTGTTTCCAACACTACTCCCATTACTTCTCAAAATGTTTTTTCTCCTCAGTATGTGATTGCAAATAGTCTGCAACCACGACCCACAGAGTGGGTCCCAGGGGGTAGACCAATCTACAGAAGGTTACCGGCTACGAGTGAAACGTACCAGATAGACTTCTTCAATATTGTTTCTCCACCAAATACTGCGGTCAGAGCTGAACTCGAGAACATAGGATATGTTTATGTACCTTTCACTGAAAACAGTGAGGGACCAACTTCTATATTTGTCTCAACCTCTGACAATCGTGAGGACCTCATCATTCGGGGTGGTCGGATCGTTTGGCAGTATGGTGGTACCACTGTCTATCCTGCACTGATAAACCTGGACACTTTGCAAGTTGGCCCTGGTACTTATTTTCTAGCTTACGAACTCATTTACGATGACTCAGTGGAACAGAAAGTCTACACCATGACTGACTTTGCATTGACTGGACAACCCCTAACAATAACTTCAAGTACTGACAGTGTTGCAGGTTGGCGATACCCAGCTGTAAATGCTTTCCTCAATACAACCGACAACTTTTGGACTTCCGAAGACACTTACTTTCCAAGTTTTGCTCAACCAACTGAGAGCTATTTGCAATGGGAAAGTGAACTTGGTTCTGCATACTCAAACATAGTTCTCAGGTGTCCCTCAGGAGTCACCTCAACTGCAACAGCTACGCTATACTACATCTCCTCCGGGGGTGTGGTTAATACGTCATACACTGTAAGTCCTTCTCTCGACTCAACTGGTCAGTACTATGAGTTCAAGATTAGCTCACCAACTTTCAACACAGGTTGGAAGGTTGAATGGTCAAATGTTAATATCAAAATTCAAAGTATAACTGTGTCGGGTGCTCTTACCTTAGAGCGAAAACCAGTAACTCCGGCTACTCAGGCGAGTCTTGTCCTCTATCCTGAGAACATAACTCCAACTTCACCAACTTTCTGCCCTCTTGCGAAGGTAACTGTTAACAACTCCTTTAAAGTTGCGAATATACAAGATATTCGTTATGTAATCCGACGAGACTATGTGCCTGTATCTGACTGGCTGACAAAATTCTTTGATGAAAATTTAATAAATTTATATGAACAGGTGTATGATTATAGCAACACCTGGATGGCACCCCCCACAGCGTTGAAACAAGAATATGCTAAACTTGAAACTCAAAACATACTGATTGTGTAAAATGACTTTTGAAACCGCCACTTTTGACCCGAAGGAGTTTGAACTTCGTAACTTTACTAACCAGTATGTGACACCAGACCAGGCGACAGATATTTCGCTTGTGGAGTCGCGTGTAAATAGTCAACTCAACTTTCTTGCGCAGCAACTGGGTTGGAATGGACCAAATTATTGGACAAACTTGCCTTCAACACCTGACCAGAGACGACAGTTACTTGGTGGGTCCTTTGGTGTTTATAATGGTTTCATATTCCCTCGTCTCCTTGAGGTTAGAAATTGGAATAATACAATTGTAATTGATCAACTACCTTTACTTGACGACCCACAACAGATTTCGTCTGAGAAGGTAATACTTGGGTTCGATGAGTACGAGATTCAGTCACTCTCAGTAACAGGGGACACATACACAATTAGTCTTGGTACCCTACCTCAGAGTTTCTACGATCAAATAGCTGCCAATGTGCAGTTGAAATTTACAATCCCAACTTTGCGTCCAGCACCCTTCAACAGACCAGAAGTGTTGATCTCTGGTGATGCTTCGTTTGTTGTGAAAGGTTATCCACAAGTTTCTCCAACACCCCCCGAAACTGAAACCTCACTCAAACTTTATCCTTCGTATGACACACAGGGACAGTTTGAGTACAAGAGTCTATCGTTTTTTGCCAACGCTGTTTACTATTTTGATAAACCCGTCTACATAAAATACGACCTTACAAATATCACACCTGATATTTCTCCAACTTTTGATAGCAACAGAAGTCTCTGGTTTATAAAAATACCGCCAACTGTAGTAACTTCCTCAACACCTGTTACAGTGTTTTTGTGTTGGGACTATGCAGACTCTGTGAGTCTGAACGTTGTTTCAACTCCTGTTGTTGTACGAAACTGGCAAAACCCTTCAGACTGGGGGAGTTTAGACACGGTTTCCTACTATACTGGTGCTTGGGGAAATAAAGGAGGACCTTTACCATTTAATTTGGTATTTGATAGTCTTTCTATACACGGAGCTACCAAAGAAAATGCCATAACCCTGCAAACAGTTGAGAGGAGTTTGAGTTACAACTCACTTGTGGAGTTAGTTTACTCACAACAAACTCCATTTGACATAACAGCACCTGGTGGTCCATATAATGGTGACCTATGGTGGAACCCTGAGTCTGGAGCTTTGGCAGTTTGGTACGACCCGTACAACACTGGTTGTTCCGCCTGGGTTGAAGTTGACTATCGAAATGAGCCCGAAGAGATTGTTATAGCAACTCTAGTTTATCCTGATGTGGTTTCTTTCTCAGCGGCAGCGGGAACAATACCAGATGACACAACTGTTTTAATTCTTGACTGTACGGGTCTTGCAGTTGCAAACGGTGTTGTGGGGTTATCTGGTACAATTACAACTTCACCCTCACTTTACCTTTATCGGGGTGAAGACTCTCCGTACTGGACACCAGTCAGGTTCACTTTTTCCACTGTCACTGAGTTTAACAACACTGCATTGATTCTACCATTCAACATACCTGTTGTCATCTCAGATGCAAATGGGTTGGTACCATTTGGTACAAACTACAATGTCATAGACTTGGACTTTCAAGTTCTTCTCTCTGTTCCAGCAGTACTTACAAAAACTTACACAAACACAAGTTGGTCAATTTCTCCAGACTCAATACTTCAGTATATTTCACGTTCTTCCCTGTTTAACTATGAAAATCAGGGGGAAATGTGGTGGGATTATGCCAACCCTGTGTATTCAACACGAGCCGCAAGTATTTATATTCAAAGTGCTTGGGTCTCAGTAAACTCTCACCCCTTGAGTGGATCACCAAGTTACTTCTTTGACCCGAAGAGTGTCAATTTCTACACCGATGGAAACTTGATAACTCTTGGAAATGACTACACAAATGGTGAGTACCTACTCAGCATAAACTTCAACAGTGCGGCAGAAAGTTATGAAGTCACTTACACTCCTTTAGACTTAAGGGGAAGAACAAGTTTACCTACCCTGACAATTTCTGATTCACTCACAGGTACTTACACTGCAGACATAACCAACCTTGTGTTTAGTGGGGTGAAGTTTGGGATGACCCCCAGTGTAGCAGATGCTGAGACACCCCTACGTTTGTGGAAAACTGAAGGGTTACAAGATGCCGGAAGTGTTGCTCGTCTTGTGGAGAATAACTATGAAAATCCCCTTCTTGCCGATGTAAATACAGGTCCAAGTCAAGTGAATTGGGAAAGGTATTTTGTTCGTTTACCTTTGGACTATGGTCGAAACGAGTCTGTCTGGCAGAAAGTTGCTTTGACTTGTCAAGACTTTGGTTACTGGGGTACAACAATCCTTGCAGAGAAAATGAGGTGTCCTGCTGAAGACGACCTCCCTGTTGTGTATGACGAGTTGTTTATTTATGACCAGCCCATTCAAGACTACACCTATGTGTACTCCGAGCCTTACCTTTATTCAAATATTGCTTATGTAAACTCTTCTGAGACTGGTGATTTCTTAAACTCGGGGTTCTTCCCTGCCAATGACTTACCATATGACGGGTATACTGAGGGAAGTCTCGTACCTTATGAACCACTCCATAATCGTCGTGCAAACCTAGACTCTTCTGTTGGATCAGGTTATGGTGATTGGGAAGGGGTTTATGTGAATGTGAATGCTTGTCAATCTTTGAGTGGTTTCCTTGTAAATGATTTAATGGACGGTGCAGTTAGCCCAGTGAATGCACCAATTTGGGATGCAAGTATATACAAACTTCCCCCAACTTGCGAAAACCCTCCAGCTTCTTATGATGTGGACTCAAATCACTATAAGATTTGTTACGCATACTTCGTAGCAGATGCTTCAGCTGCTGAAGATGGATTCTTTGATGTTCTTCAACCAATATCGTCACAGTACATACGACCTAATGGTGGTAATGTACCGAATGCCGATCGTAGTTTATTTGAAACCTACAAAGATGTTTTGCTTGTGGCAGGGTAAAACCATTTAGTTTAACCAACGTATATGTCAACACGTAGAAGGTCAACAGCTAGTGAGGGAACTTTCACACCCTTTTTAGAAACTTCTGAACCTGAAGAAACTGCCGTAGTTGAAGAAACTCCATCAGTTGAAGAAGTAGAAGTAGAGAAAGAAGTGGTTGAAGTAGTGAAGGTGGAACCAGAGCCACCTAAACTTGAGCCCAAACCTGAGAAAAAAGAAGAAGTAAAAACAAAACCAGCAAAAGTAATTGAAAATCCCAAACCTATCACTCCTCCTGAGCTCATACGACCACGTCGTAATGTTCCTCGTTTTGTGAGGTAATAATGCTAGCTCCCAAAGGAAGAACACTACCCTTAATAAAACAACTCGCCTCAATGCAGCAGGCGAATGAATCGAATATGAAGTATGCAGGGTTACCAAACTCCTGCGTTCGTGCTACCATATATGATGTGAATGACCCAGAAAGTCGTGGCAGGGTTCGAGTTTTGTTTGATGACTTCAATCGTAATATCCCCCAGGTGGAAAATGCTGGAGATGCTTCAAAACAAAGAATAGCTGAGGACACTCCTCAACTATCTCATTGGATTGATGTTTCGCCATCATTTAAAGGAAAACAACCAAAAGGACTTGTTGGTAAAAGGTGCAACATTGTAATCTCAAACCGACAGTATCAGTATGCAATACTTGGCGATGTTATTTATGACCCTCAAACACTAACTAAGGAAGCAGGGAAGGAGTATACTCAACCAAACAACAGTTCAATGTCTCGTTTTCCTGTATACGACTCTGGAACTTTGCCAGAACCTTGTGCTGAAAACCATGGCTGCACCGTTATTGAGAATGATGGCCCATTACAATCGGATTGGTTGTGTGTCTGCCTTAAGAGAAATGGTAAGTATGTCTGGGTTCGACATATAGACACATCTCATGGTCATGCTGGGCAAAATGACAGTGCTCAACGACCCGACAATGAATCTGACAGTGAGCAACCCGTAAATAACATGACGGTCTGGGATTATACTTTCCCCACAACCTTTCAAGAGATGACAAAATACTCCACCTATGGAACCGAGGTTCGACCCAATCCTTTCGGAGAAGAAGCAAGGTGGATTGGTCCCGCTAATTATGAAGGGCAGGCAGAAGCATGAGTACTTTTAATTACCCTGATGAAACCTACCAAGGTGTGAGTGTTGCAAGTCAACTTGGTGCAACTTTCGACCCCACTCCAGACTATTCGGTTGAGTCTGGCACTAACTGTGGAAACGCCAAACCTTACCTGTTCTGGGATGGTGGTTACTTTTGTAATGATGTCACAGTAAAAACAAACTTGAAAGTTCTGAACGACCTTTCAGCTAACACAGGTACCGTAGGCAAGGCTGTTTTCACACAAACAAACACCATTATTAGTGTACCGGTGGAAATAGATGCTGACACAATAGTTAAAGGTTACCTAAAGACTGACAACTTAGAAGTTAAAGAAGTTGAGTTTAGAGCTGTCAGGCTCCCTGGATTGGACAACTACTACGTCTTGGCCACCTACATTCCTTCTTGAAATGGCAATTCGTAGACCCAGTATTTACTCCCCAACATGGATTTATCAAGATTTCTTGTATCTTGATGCTCCTCCTGAGCAACTTCGATACATTCTTATAAAACAGGATGGAGCAGTCTACTCTCGAGTCTCTCAAACATTTGATTATAGTAATCCCCCCTATCCTGATGATGAGCAAAGAGGGGGGGATATCGTATGTCGTCTTGACTACACGATTAATGATAAATTAATCACGATCGACAGCTGGGAGGTTAACTGGAGGGATGAGTGGCCATTGCGTTTAGCGATCAACTATTTAGTAAATTGTCTATTCCACCCCGGAAAAGATTTTGTTATAAGAGTGGAAAAAGAAATTGAGAATATCGCTTTCTGGCAGTCAGAAAAGTTTGCCCCTACTGATAACGTCTACAACTATTACGAGTTAGAGCCGCTCATTCAGAGAGAACCACCCTCTTATTTGATTTATAACCCCGAGGGGTAAAACCAGTTAACTCGACTTTTATAAATGGCACTGCCGCAGATAAAAGAAATAACTGTACCGTCACCTACCACAATAATCCTGTGGTTTGACGCTCCGTTGGATACAACTGTTATTGTACCAGTTGAATCGTTTACGGTTAATTACGGCCAGTTCGGGGTCTCGACTCTAAACTATGCCTCAGATACAATGATAACATTGGGGTTGGACACAGGGTTGTCACCTTGGGACGAAGTTTTCGTAACGTATGAACCCCCACTTGAACTGGGTCGTTGTCTTCGTGGTCCTGTTCCTGCAACTGCCAACGACGTTGTTAAGAAACGAAATGCGGTTCGTGCCTTTTACCGAGTACCTGCCAGGAACATGCTGGCACCGGATGAGACTACGGACGGCACCCGAGTACAGGCAAACTTAGGCCAGACGATCGGCGGTTACGGGTTCCCATATCAGAATCGTTCGGGGGTGATGACGGATCACAAGAGTGACCCTCGCTCTGCTTCTCCTGACGACTTCATCGTGGCCTATGGATTGAAAGAAGCTATTCAACTTACAAACATTGACGATGCTGCTGCAACCAGTGTCAATGTGGCGAAGTTAAGAATGGCGATTCAAGACGCCAACTCATTAATTGATAGCTATATAGAGCAAAGCGGTAAGGCAGGGATGGTGCTTATCACAAGCAACCGTCGTCGAACCGCACTTATTGTTGCTCGGTATTACCTTGACACTGTCCGTCGCAGAGACGATGTAAGAGCAGACTTTGAGACATCTCTCAAACAAATGCAAGCAGAGATGGCAATGACTGCCATTCGAGCTGGTAATGGTGACTCTGCCATTGATACTCCACAAGGCATAATGAGGTCTTGGAGAATTCCTCAACGTTACAACAGTGTGAGTGGTAAGGGTTTGTCAGGTTTTACTACCGATACCGCTGGAGACCAAGCACCTGACTATAGGCAGGGTTTCGGGTCTATAGGACAAAATAATTCGTACCCCAACTGGATTACCGGGGAAAATTACGCCGATCTAACTGGCGGTACTCCACAGATAACTGAGCCTACAGATGCAGGCGGAATCAGTTATGACAGTGGTGGATGGAC